GTTCCTTCTGGAATGCTAAAGACAGACGTTTATCTATGATTTAGGTAATTAATTAATGAAATATCTTTGTAGACTACCTCTACATTAGGTTGATACCGACGAAAGTAAATATTATATCTTTCCTTATTATATTTTCTTGCAATATTAATTTCGCTTACATGTAATAAATGAAGCAAAGGCTTTGTTATGGGGTTTCCCATCATAAATCCGTTACGTATAAAACCTTTATACAGAAACTTTTCATCAGAGTAATCGATAAGTACTTCTTCTACTCTTTGTGGTATTATTACTAATGTTAAAATCATTAGTTTATATGCCTCTGGGAATCCGCTGTATTCCATCAGAGCTTTTAAGTGGTGATAACCAATTAATTTATGAATATTATCCGATGCTTCAATCCAATCGGAAAATACAAATACTGAAGGCAGAATTTTGCCATCTTTGAAAACGAAACCTCCGTCTGAATTTGGGTGGATTCGTTGCTGTAATTTCCATGCATCGCTGGAAAATTTTAGACCGACAGTATGTTCTGGCAGTTTAGACATCATCTCTTGGAGCATTTTTCCTCCAGGAGTTAAGAACCAAGTCAACTCTGAGGTTGATTTTGTTAAGTTCCTTTGTTTTAAAGGTTCTTGTATATGAAGTATTTTTGCATTCATAAAATTCCTTATCTTTTCTTGTGAAAAGATAGGTCCACCAGCTGGTACCGTAAGGTACTGTGCTAAAACATGATTTAGCTGCTTTTTCGCAACTAAATATGTAGCTAAATATTCTATAGCTAATTCATAGGATAACCAAAAGGCTATCTTAGAATATGAAGTTGTATCCTTTGCAAGGAAATAACTTCGAATTTTATTATTTCGCAAATTCCTAATCGGAATCTGGATATGATTATCTATTGCAAATTTAATTAACAATCTGCAATCTTCTAATTTACCTCCTTCTTTAAGGATGGTATCATATGATGCTGCCATTTTAATAGGCATGTCAGCATTATTGAGCATTTTGAGGGATTCCTCAACATATTCAGATTCAAATTCTGGATCTATAAAAAGTAGACCAGATGGTATGAGTGCTTCGGCAAACTCATCTTTAACCGCGACTTCGATAGCGCGTGTAACTTGTTCTGGCGGATTCGGACGAATCGCATGTAATTGAGATCTATATTTTTGATCCTGATAGAAAGCTACTCTCTGCGGTAAGTAGCCTAATGATCTAGTTTGCACTAGTAAGGAAAATTCGAATTTCCATGATAGGGTTTCAGTATAATCTCTACCCTCATATAAGAAGTATCTATTCAGATTCTCCTCGATTTTATCTAGTATTGGTCTTAAAAATAATTCCAAACTTTGAAAATTGAATTTATAATTCAGTGCTTGGGTCCTACTTTCATAGGTACACCCGTTAAAATAAGTCTTCATAAATTTATGCGACTTCTTAAGATCTAGCATGATCGACTGATCTTGCTTTATTTCTCTAACTGTGTTTTGATCAACATAGGAAGGTTTCCTCATATAATCCATGAGGATATCATCGAATAGTTTCGCAGTTAACACTGCTAACTCTTTATATTTATAGTCTCCTGCAATAAAGAAGACCTTTACTAAAAGTCCATTTATAGTATAAATGGCTTGTTTAATAGATTTTAAAAGAAATTTTAGATCATTTCTTATATTATATACTTCAAAAAGTTTAATTTTTGAAAATTTATACCAATAAACAGTTTTTAAGACTGATTGTAGTGTAGGGATATCTTCTATTTGATGAAATCCTGTTATTTGACATAAATCTCTAAGCACTCTGGGGTACTTATGAGAAAGTATATTTACTGAGTCTTTACAAAAAGCGTATTCAGTAATATTTGCTTGAGGAATATCCATATTATCATCGGATTTATTCTTCATTGTTCTAAGAAAGGTTAGAAAACAAACCTCTTCGATATCCTCGTCTAAATCCAGACAAGGACATTTATAACTTAAAGGCAGAGCTCTTATAGGCTCTAGCATGCAATCTTTGCATAGCAAAGAATGTTCCATTACTTCATTGTTCCTTAGGGATACATTAAAGGTATTAGCAAAAGGAATTGTGCTTGTGTGCACAATAAACCGAGTTTCACTGGAAATGGTAGTCATATAGCCAGTGTCACTAGCAACAGTGAAGGACGAAGTCTCTTCGCTATCTGGGTTAAAAAGCTGAGATTCAG